GCCCTAAATGAATTGCGCAGCTTGTTGCCTCCTGAATTGTGCCCTGTAAGGATAGCACGCCCCTGATTGCGCTTGCCAAAGGGGGTAAGGGTACCCTTTTTGCCTACCCTATCCGAGCGGTAACGAGTAAGGTCTCTCCCTCGTGTGTCGGTAGTTTTGCGAGGTTGCCACTTTTGTAAGCCCTCATCATTAAAGCCTTCGTCTTGGAAGTTCTTTTGAATAAACTTGAGTCCCTCTGTTTTAAGTACAACGGGGACATCATTAGCTACCAAGCGTGCGAGGGCTTCGAGCTTTCGGCGGAGTTCTTGTAAGTTGTTGTTAGTCATAATCACCAGTGGTTTTTATAGGTTTTGCGCCCTCCGAGCTTCATAAAAGGGGTGGGCGTATCGGGGGTGCCGTCGCCATCGGAGTCTTTGAGGCGCTTGGGTAGGGCGACTTCTATTTCGCCTTTGGCTATCTTTTCGAGCCATAGCATAGCCTCATCATAGCGGAGCTTTGCCACTTGGTTGAGGGTTTTAGTTCGCCTTATATAGATTTCGTGGATAACAATATCCTTGAGGTACTTGAGCAGTATTTTGCTACGCTCGTTGCCCTCTTTGGCAAAAATAGCCTCCGTATTGTAATACTTATAGAGGTAAGAAGCCATTAGGTCTATGCTTTCGGCAATGATTTGGGTTACTATCTGCTCATCGCCTTGGGTTATAAGGTCTATTACCTCCTTAGTGGCTACGGTTTTGAGTTCGTCTTTGGTTAAATACACGTTACTAATGATTAATTGTTAATGATTAAAGATTAATTGCTTGCGATTTGCAATCGTCTGCCTGTATAAGGGTAGGGTATTTGCCTATAAATGCGGGTGGAGAAAGTAATGCGATAGCTCATAATGCCGTCATCACTTAAGCGTAGTTCCTCCTCACGCACCTGTTGTACAGGCTTGAACTGTTCGCCTTGCAGGAATTGTATCGTATCGGTGATTTTATCCAATATATCCAACTCCATAAGTCCCTCTTCGGGGTCAGCAGTGCCTAAGTGCTGGTCTGTCCAGCCGTCTTTACAATAAAAGTCTATATGAAACTCACACTCGCCCTCTTGTACGTGTTGGGTCATCGTCTCATATGTGATAGGCATTACTTGTATGAGTGCAGCTGTCCATATTTCGGGATAGCCATTTTCGGGGTTGTCAAACTGCCCTCGTTGTAGGTCGATGAGCTCAATGCCTTCAATGGTGGCAAGGGCTTGTTTTACTTTTACAAATAGTTCTTTTCGGGGAGTACTCATATAGTTCTACGTTTGTGTTTAGCAATAAAAGGTCGCCCACTTTGCAGAGGGTTTTCGGAATAGCCAAAATATTGTTGGGCAAGGGTAATGGCACGCTCTAAGGTATCGGGGGCATCATCGTTTGAAGCCGTTCCTTTTTCAAAAGAAAGCAGTTGCTTGATAAAAGCATTATAGTCCTTTTCTGAACGCTTAGGCAAAGTCTCGTCCCAGTATAATATTTTGCGAAAGAGTGCATTGGTAATACCCGCCGAGATGCGATTGTGCTTGTCTCCTTCTTGGTGCAAACCAATAGGGATATTAGGGCAAGCGTTGTCCTCGGCACTCTGCATAATGATAGGGGTGTACACCGCTTTCTGTGCCATAGTAGCATCAAAGAAGCCCATTGTATTAAAGCCTTTTTTAAGGTACTTTTTCACCCACTGGGCACGTACTTCCATAGCTGCATTAAGTTCACACCTTTGACAGAAGACTTCTAACACGTACAGCTTAATACCTTTGATACCAATGAGTACCCCCGCTTTATAGTCACCTGTAGCGGTGTAGGATAAGTCCCAATGGTCGAGCAAGCCGTCCCACGCCTCGTTATCGGCTATGCGTACCAAGGCAATGTCTTTCGCTTTGAAGAGCTTGCCCTCTTCAATAGGGTTGTTGAAGTCCTCGCGCTGTGAGGTATAGTAGTCATCGTTGAGCAGAATGCGGATAATATCCTCCTTAGTATCGCGTTCTTTCCACGAGGGCTCCCACTCTATATCCATATAGTTCTCACGGGTGATGTTGGCAGTAGCCAAATTGGTAACCGAGTCGTGGAGGTGTGGGCTATCTTTCCACTTGTCGTATAGGTAGTCCAAAATGCCGTCTTTGACGATATAGTTGTTATTGATGATGAGCCTACCACGCTTGCGGTGAAAAGCCTTCACCAAGTCGCCCGTTATCTTCTTGCCATACTTCTCTATCATATCAGGGCGTTTAGCTCTATCCAAGTCCTCTATATCGTCCAAAATAGCCAAGTCGGGGCGATACATACCAAAACGCAACCCTCTGAAAGGTTGGTTAAGCCCCAACGCCTTAAAGTGCTTGCCGTCTGTAGTCTGAAAGTCGCCATCCGACCAATCCCCATAAGAGAGTTGCAAGCCAAAGTCCTTGATAAACTTCTGATTGTTCTCCAAGTGTGCTTGTAAGTCAGACAGTAGTATTTTAGCCAAGCCCTCGTTAGCCCCTATAAGGATAGGAAAGAAAGTGAGGTTATTCTGCTTGAGGTGACAGATGTTACCAACATTAGACTGTATAGACTTGCCCGCACCCCTAAACTTCTTTCTAAATTGGCGTATATAGGGGTCTTTATAAAGCCTTATATAGTCGTCAATATGAAACTTAGGTGTCTTAGCATCGCCCAAGGGCAAACCACTGTCAAGCCCGAAATAGTAGTCGAAAAACTCACCATAGTTTTCTGGCTTTAAAAGTCGTTTGATACGTGCTTCCTGCTCATCTGCTGTTTCTTTCTGTACAGCCTCGTAGGTAAGCTCTCTAATCATTTTCGACTTCGCAAAATAGCGTTCTTTGGCTTCTTTGAGTTCTGTTTTAGTCATCTCCTTTCTGTAATAATTCGGTTATATACATATCAAAGTAAGGGCGTATCTCTTTGATGGTGCTCATATAAGTTTCACGCTTTTTACCGCTACTTTGTCCTGCTTTCTCTAAGATAAAGTTAGAGAAGCCGTCAAGGCTCTCCATAGTGTATACTGCAATCTTATTATGGTCAGTGATACGGTCAAAGGCAGCGACGATTTTAGTAATGTCGTCTGCTTTATAGGGTAAGGGTTCGCCTCGCTCAATAGCCTGCGCACACTTGAGGGTGAGTTTGCGAATATTGGAAGGTTTGAGTGTTTGCAGTTCTTTCTCATCGTCCCATTTGCCTTCCTCACGCCATTTGCCGAGTGTCTTAATGCCTATACCTATCATTTCCGATATATTGGCTATACTAAAGCCCTTAGTAAAAAGTTCTTTACCTTGCGACCTCTTATAGTCTGCCTCTACAGCTGTCAATCGTGCCATATCTATTGTAGTAATTCATTTATCTTGTTATTAATCTCATCAAACTTCGCCACATTGTTAGGAGCGAAGTTACCAGGCCCTGCAGGAGTTTGTATCACTGCCGTTTTAAACTCGTTTAAAAGCTCGTTTAAAAGGCTTTTAAAATCTACTTCCCCGCGTTGCAGATGTACCCCCGTTTTATCTATTGTAAGCTGAGTATCTTCTATCCGTAGGCTCACGCTATCAATCTCACTATAAGCGACTACATAATAGCGGTTTTCGTCTTCCCCAATCGAAGCAATCAGCACACTACTTCCTACCTTTGGGAACAGGTAAAACCGCTCGTCTATATCTTTCAGTTCTTTATCAATAATATGAGCCTGCATATTTGTCATTAGTGTAGAAGTACGATTTTACCTCCTGCTCGGCGGTATCTAACACCTACAGTACTATAGTATCATCTGCTCCACTTGGTAGGAGTAGATGTTATTCTTTAAATCTTCTTTTACTAAAAACATATCAATAATGGTTATTAACAATAAAAAGTTTTTTTTCGTTTTTGTTTGCAGATTTAAAAAGTATTTGTATTTTTGTGATGTAATAGGTTACCCTTTACAACTCGCGGGGGGAGGGCGCTCCTGCCGCTATCAGAGTAAAGCCTTAATGTTTAATTTGTTAGACATTAAGGCTTTGCTTATTTTAATAACTTTAGCTTTTCAACTACTTTTAAGTAATCATTTAATAACTCTTCTTTTGTGAAAGAAATAGCTTTATTACCATTGATAAAATACATTTCTTTTCAAAAAAATCAGCTCTTTTATAATTCATTATATTTACACTCACTTATGAAAGTGATAGCGTAGCTTATGTTTTGTATTTTTTAAGTTGGGTGAGGAGGTTTTCGATGGTGGTTTCGAGTTGTTTGATGCGTTGTTGTGCGGTGTGTAGTTCTTCGATGGCGTGGGCGTATTTTTGGGATAGGTCGTCTATCATTTGGCGATAGATGTGGATTGCTTTATCGACATTATCGAGTTCGGTGGTTTGTGTTTCGGCTTGTTGTTTTCGGCGTCCGAAGAGCCAGCCTACAAGTGTGGAAAGGAATAGGCTGATGAATGCTAATAGGGGTTCTTTGAGTATTTCCATAGGGCTGATTTGCTGATTTGGTGATTTGTCGATTTGGCGTTAGTTTAAAGTCGTTAGTCCTTAGTCGTTAGACGTTAGCCTGTGCGGCATCTGTTAACGACTAAGGACTAACTTACTAATGACTAGCAACTAGTTAGAGGGTTATTTCTTTGGTGGTGGTGTTGCCGGGGCGGTCGGTGGCGGTAAGGGTGATTTTGCTACCGGTAAGGGAGGTGTTGGTTGTTGTGGTGGTGTACTCCCACTTGCCTTTGACCAAGGTGGCAGTGCCTTCTTCGATGAGGCTGTTGTTGGCAGCGGTGATTTTGACCTTCATTGTGGTTATCTTGAAGGCATCGGCTGCTTCGATGATGAT